CCTGGCGCGACGGGCCCCCGGTGGCCTCGACGTGCTCCTGGATGGCCTGGGGCAGTGCCGCCTTGACGCCCTCGGCGACGAGGCGGGCGATGCGCTGCTCCTCGGTTTCGGTGACCGCGGCGGCCGGGGCCGCCTCCTGGGCTTCGGCCACCTGCTCGGCCGGAGCCGACTCGGTGGCCGCAGCGGCAGGCGCGGGCGCGAGGCGCGCGAGGAGCTGCGTGAACTGGTCGTCGGTCAGGGTGACCCCACCGACGGCGGGGGCGGCAGCGGTCTCCGCTGCGGTGGTGGGCTCCGCCATGGCGGGGCCTCCTTCCGGGGTGGTGGTGGGGTTCTCGGCGGCCGGTGTCTCCGGCGCCGAAGTCTGGATGATGCCGCCGGCCGCAGGCGGGGCGATCGTGGTGCCGCCCTCGGCAACCTGACCCGCGGGGCTCGCGACTGCGGTCTCCATCGCGTCGTCGCTGCCCGTGTCGTCGTCCTCGCCCATGCAGTGCGTGCAGTCACCCGCAGAACACGCACACGGGCAGCCGCCGGGCGTCGCGGGAACAGCACACCCGCAGCCGCACGGGCACGCCGCGCCGGCCGCGGTCGCCGTCGCCGTGTCGTCGCCCGGCTCGCCGGGAACGTCCACGTCGGCGTCCAGGTCAGGATCGATGGCGACGATGGCCTGCACGGCACCGGCCATCGCCGCGCGGCCGACGGCGTCGAGGTCGTGCGGGTCAAGGCTGTACGACGAAACGGTCACCGTCGTCGGGCCGTTGGTGAGCGTCACGTACAGGCTGCCGGCGTCTTTGGAGTCCATGCCCCAGCACTCGGCGAGTGACTCGGTGACCTGCGCGGCGGGTTCGATCAGCCAGCCCTCCTGGGCGGCCACCTGCACTCCGAATCCCTTCAGCGCCGACTTGATGCGACCCTTGATGCGCTTCAGCTGCGCGCTCGTGTAGGCGCGGGCGTTGTCGGCCTGCGAGATGTACGACCAGGCGGACTTGGCCTTGGCCTTGGTGGAGATGTCGTAGCGCTGCTTCTTGTCGGCCTGGTAGCCGGGGTCGGCGTACTTCACGCCGTCGCCGGTCAGGCCGGAGCCGCGCTTCGATACGGCGGGCGTGTCGGCCTCGGTCGTGGTGGTCACCAGCGCCTCCTGCACTGACTCGGTGATGAGCACCCGCCGTTCGGGTGCGGTCTCCGCCGGGACGCTGGCCGCCTCGGGGGTGAAGGTGTCGACCCGGGCTCCGACGACGCCGGGCTTGCGGGTGAAGTCGAGCCCGTCGAGCTCGAGGTCGTCGGCGGTCTCGACCGGCGCGCCGCTGGGGCCCGGTTCACGGCGGACCTTGCCGACCCAGGCGCCGCGAATGGACACGCCTCTGAGGTACGCGGGTCCGTCGTTGGGGTCTACGAGCTTGGCGATGTCCCTCGCGTCTTCTGTGTCGGCGAGGTCCGCGGTGTAGGCGGCGCTGCCGTCTTCCAGCTGGGTGATGCTGGTGAGCCGGCCGACGATCTGCGTGGAGTCATCGTCAGCAGCGTGATGCGTGAGCATCGTCAGCGGTTCGCCGTTCTCCTTGATGCGCTGCTGGGCCCGCGCCACGGCCCGGCCGATGTTTTCGCTCGTGTAGAGACGGCCGTTGCGGGAGACGCCGGGGATGAGGGCGATGCCGGTGATGGTGCCGATGCGAGCGGCCACGCGGGCCTCCCTTCCAAGGTCAGGCGAACCAGCCGGCGAAGCTGGCCAGGTTCACCGCGGCGGCGTAGCAGCAGCGGCAGTATGGGTGCGTCGGCAGCCGGGGCACGTCGAGCGACGCCCAGGGGCTGCCGACCTCGTAGTCGGCGCAGGTCTGGCAGACGCGCCCGTCGCCGGCTGTGATGACGTCAATCTGTTGGACGCCCTCGGATCGGTACAGGCGCAGCGCGCCGTCGTCGGCGGCGGTGGTCATGGCCCAGTCGACGGTGAAGGCGACCGCCTCGACGTCCGTTGAGGTGAGGATGTCCATCGCGGCGTCGATCATTTCCTCGCGGGAGGCGCCGTCCTCGGCGGCCTGGGCGAGCATCCGGCCGAGGTCGTCCGCAGCTCGGTCAACCATGCGGCCCAGCCAGCCGTCCGCGTTGCCCCACAGCTCGTCGAGGCGGACCAAGGACTCGTAAGCGTCCTTGAAGGCGATGTTCCAGTCCAGGCCAACCGTGCTGGCGCGTTCCGCGGCGATCGCTACGGCGTTGACCATGCCCTCGGCGTTCCCGGCCGCGATGGCGTCCCGGATCCGCTCGCGGAGCGCGGTCCAGCCAGTGAGGTTGGCCAGCGCGCGGAGCATGGCCCGGGCGGCGGCGATGGCCTCGCTGAGGAAGTCCTTCGCTGTCTCAGTCAAGCCCGCAAGGCGGCGAAACCGGTCGACCATGTCGGCGACGGCGTCCCGGTCGATGAGCGGTCGCCAGGCGTCGGAGACGAGCCGGGTGTGCTCGGCCTGCTTGGCCTCGCGGCGGCCGAAGAGCAGCGCCCACATGCCTTCGAGCTTGCCGAGGTCGATGGTGACTTCGAGGATCCGTGGGTCGTCGGCGCGCTCGATCGCGGTCTGGACAGCGGCGATGCTGGCCGCCTTCACTCGCTCCGTCATCGGACCGCCGGACAGCGCCCAGCCGGCGGCGAACGCCTCGCGGGCCGGTGCCGCGATGGGGTGCTCCAGCGTGTACGGGGTGCGGTTCTTGCCGTGCTTTGCCGCGAGAGTGGAGAACTCGACGCTGCCGACTTCGAGGCGTTCCACGGGGGAGGGAGCGTCCTTGTCGAGGTACGTGAGCGTCATGTGGGCGACGTAGCCATGGGATTTCGGGGGCTCGATGCCACGCTTCCTGAGCGCCTCGAGGGCGTCACGGTGCAGGTCATCGAGTTCCGGAGCATCGACGATGGCGACGATGACGTCTTGCTCGTCGCCAGTGAACCGTGCGTGCCCCGAGATCGCTGCGCTGATCGGCTGTCGCTGGGCCAGACCGGCAGCGGCGGCCCGGAGAGCCTCGGCGTCCACGTCGTCCGCGAGCCCGCAGTAGACGACGGTGACGTGCAGCTTCTCCGGGGCCAGGCCTCCTTCGACGGCGAGGGCCTCGGCGACGTCGGGCGGCGGGTAGAGGGCGACCATGGCGTGCCCAGAACGGTCCGGAGACGTCATGCCCACCTCGTCTCGCCGCTCAGCCGACTCTCTTCTTGATCAGCGCCGACACGTCCTTCGCCCGGAGCGGGTGCCCCGGGGGATCGGGCGGTTGCACGGGCTGGGGTGGCGGCTCAGGCTGCTGCTCGCTCATCGATGCCTCCCGGCAGAGCGGCCAGCGCTTCTCGTAGACGGCGCCGGTACACGTCGCGTGCAGACTCCTCCGGCTGGTCCGGCAGGTCGTCGTCCGGTGTGCCGTCGCCGTCCGGTTCCGGGGGCGCCCCGCCGGTGAATGCCTTCAGCTGCGGCGGTACGGGAGCCGGTTCGGGCTTCTCGACGGTAACGGGTTCGCCGTGCTGCGGGGCGGTCGGCTCGAGGGCAGTGCCCTTCAGCTTGGACGCGATGGACGCCTTGCTCGCGGCGTCCATGTCGGCCCACTTGACGAGGTTCTCGCGGTCGACGAGGACGGCCTGGTCGCCGCCTTCGACGGCGGGCTCGCCGATGTCGACGCGGTACCGGTTGAGGGTCCAGGAGCCGTTGCGGAGCCGGGTGTCGCGGATCTCCTCGACGGTCTTGGAGTCGCGCATGTCGATGTCGCGGAACTTCAACTTCCAGCCCTGGACGCCGAAACCCTGCTTGGCGAGGGCGAAGTTCAGGGCTTCGAGGACGAGTTCGGCGATCGGCTGACAGGTGTTGATCATGAAGGTGCGGTCTTGCGCCTCGCCTGTACCACCGCCGAGGTTCCCGGACTCGATGATGCCGACCTTCGCCGGCGGCACACCGTACGAGGCGATGATCTCATCGCGCTTCTGCTCCAGGAACTTCAGGTAGTCCATGGTCCGGGACTGCGCCAGCTCGTTGATGGTCGCGCCGGCCTTGGTGTTGATCGGGTTGCCGATGTTCCGCGGGCCCACGTTCCGGGCCTGGTACTGGGCGTTCCACCGGTTGATCTCCGCCGCCGAGGACGAGGCCGGATGGTCGACGTGGATCTGCGGCGGCGCACCCTTGCGGAAGATCTCCTTCGTCGTCGCCGCGGCGAACAGCCACGCCGTAATCGGTAGCAGTGCGGCCTGCGTCGGCGACACACCGAACACGCTGGAGCGTGGCGAGTCCAGGCTGATGTGGATGACCTCGCGCGGCTCGAACTCCGCGCGCTGCCCCATCTCCGTCACCTGCACGTACTTCGTGACGTTGCCGTGCTCGTCGGCGATCGGCAGCATGCTCGGGCAGTCCAGCGAGTACAGGGCGACCGGCTGGGAGCCGATCCACACCACCTCGATGTAGGCGTCGCCGAAGACCAGCAGATCGACGACCACGCTGCGGAGGATCTGCCGGATGTTCTCGCGCGGGTTGCAGTACGCGAGCATCCCTTCCAGCAGCTTGACCTCGGACGGCTTGTCGGGGGTCTCCTCGTCGCCCTCTCCGTCGTCGTTGTCCCAGTCGGTGACCAGGCCGCCGGCGGTGATGGTGCGGGCGATCGCGTTCACCGACGCCCACGACCACGGGCACGCCAGGTAGGCCTGGTAGAGCTGATCCAGTGTCGAGCGGCGGTCCGACGCCATGCCGGCGCCGGTGCCCTGGTTGGTCTCGGTGAGACCGCCAGGCCCGATGCCGAACTCGTAGCCTGTTCGTTCGGGCAGCTTCGGCTGCGCAGGCGCCCGTTCCAGTACCTCAGGCTCGGCGCGCCGGCTCTGGATCCATGACCTCAGCCCCACGGGGATTCCACCGTCCTCCCCGCACGTGGCGTTTCGTCGTCATCGGCCCACCAGGCGTCGTCCGCCGCGGCGCTGGGATCGGGGCGTACGGCCATCGTCGGGCCGAGAGGCTGCAGCGCCTCGGCAATCGGTTCCGTCGGCGCCTCGTCGAGGATGACCATCTCCGGGCCGGTGCCGAGGTTGGTGAGCAGGTAGCGCAGGGCGTCGGAGGCGTGATCGTCGGCGGTGGTGTCGGCGTCCTCGGGGTCCCCCTTGGTGGCGTGCGGCAGGTCGGTGAGTTCGCGGTACAGCTCGGTGACCGTGTCGAACAGGTGGATCATCGGGCAGGTGTCCCACCCGTGTGCCCGGTGGTGAGGGCAAGCGGGTCCCTCTTTGAGGTACGAGCGCACGCGCTGCCAGCCGGTCACCCGGGACCCGGCGCCCTTCCCGGCCTGGGTGAGGTGGACGCCGTTCTCGGCGTAGATGTCCGCGATCGCCTTCGCGTCGCCTCGTGTCGCCCACATCGCGTCGTCGGCGAACCGCACCGCGACGTGCTCGCCGTCGGCTTCGGCGGCCAGGATCTGCTTGGCCTGGTCGGCCTCACCGACCTGCTTGCGGTAGATCTCGCGGTAGACCCAGACGCGGCCGTCCTCGTCGACCGCTGCCCACAGCACGGCCCACGGCGCGGTGAAGCCCCAGTCGAGGCCGTTGTACCGCTTCCACGAGGCAGGGAGAGCGATCGGGGCGATGACGTGCCGGTCCCGCTTGAGCTCGGGGAACATCTGACCCTGGAACACGTCCCAGTCACCGTCCAGAAAGGCGCTCCGGAGCTTGCCATCAAGGGCCTGAAGGTCTTGGGCGTACTCCGGGTTGACGTGCGGGTTGTCCGACAGCTTGGAC